GCTTCTCCTCATCGGACAGGACCGCCTCTTCCCACGCAGCGTTGACGGCCTCCTGCTGCGCCGCCCTCATCTCGTTCTGCCGGGCATAGAAAGTCTCGTCCAGGATGAGCATGGCGTCAGCATGTCCCGTGAAGATCTCGGCCTGCTTGTCGTACCACGCCTGGAGCTGCTCCTCCTCGGAAAGCGTGTACTGCTCATGCATAGAGAGAAGGTTATCGTATGCCGATTGATACGCCTTCTCCTTATCGGACAGTCCGGTGTCCGGGCCTGCTACCGTGGAGCCTTCGCCTTCTTTGCCGCCTTCTGGAATGGGCTGCTTCATGCCCTCCTTGAACTTGTCGATGAACCCGCCCACGGCCTTGGTGGCGCGGCCCATCCCGGCCTCCCAATACTCCGCCACCTCCTTGGCCGACTGATCGGCCACCGATCCAACCGACTCCCCGACATTGGCCATGGTGGTCTGGAACGAACGGGCCTTGGCTATCGGGCCGTCGAAGATGCCCCGGAAGTTCAGGGCCTCCATGAAGTCCGCAGCCTTGCCCGTGATCTTTGCTATGGCCTCAAAGAATGCCTGTACCAAAAGGGCGAGCCCGCCCTTGGTGAGCTCCCAGATGGCATGCACACCACGGAAGGCGTCCACGATCACGCCGCCGGCATAGGCCGTGAACTCCGCTGCCTTCCCGATATACTCCACGGCCACGGTGGCCCACTTGCTGATGGTCTCCCGATTGTCGGCGATGATGTTCGCCATGGAGTTCATGCCCTGGGAGAAGACCGGGAAGAGATCCTCCACGAGCTTGTTCTTGACTCCGGTGACGGCGCCCTTCATCCGGTCCATGGCATCATTGAACTCGGCCGCATTGTCCGCCGCCTCGGTACTGATGACCAGACCGAACTTCTCGGCCTCTTTCCACAGCTCGGCCAGCCCTTCCTTGCCTTCGGTCAGGATAGGGATCATGGTCGCCCCGGACCTGCCGAACAGTTCCTGTGCCAGTGCCGCCCGCTGTGCGCTGCTGTCCAGGGTGGCGAAGCCCTGGGCCAGGTCGGGCATCATCTCTTCGATGTCTCGGACCTTGCCAGATGAATCATAGATGGACACACCCAGGTTATCGAAGGCTTTCTTTGCTATCCCGCCCTCGATGGATGCCTCACCGAGCTTGACCGAGACCATCCTCAAGGAGGTTGCCATCTCCTCCTGGGTTACTCCTGACATCTGGGCCGCATAGTTCATGCGGCTGATGAACTCGGTGGTCATGCCCAGGCGGTTGCTGAGATCGTTCACCTTGTCGTAGGCATCGGCCGCCGAGGTGGTCATCTTCCACAGGGCCACCGATGCCGCAGCGATACCGGCACCAGCAGCAGCCGCCATGGTGCCCAGAGATGGGAGCTTGGAGGTGATGTCTCCGAGGGTGCCGCTGAACTCGTCCTTGAGCTTGATGATGAATTCCAGCTTGTTCGCCATTACCTGATCTTCTCCGCCTGCATCTTCATGTCCTCATCCTGTATGATGCCCAGGATCTCCACGACATGGCTGAATTGTGCCATGATGCCGCCAGGTGAAGGCCATTCAACCCGGTGCCAGAACCCTGTTCTGATGCCCTTGTCTCCGCTCGTCCTGGCCGTCCCACCATCGAAGTGCCACTCATGCGTATGGTGAAACAGCCATATCCAGGTCGCCGCCTCTATTCCTCGGACACGCTCAGAGGATGATCGTCCAAGCTCAAGGTTTCGGACGGCGAGCCTGAGTTTTTTCCCTCTTCCTCCGTGACCATGGACCTGAGGAACACCTCGTTCACGATGTCCTGGGCCAGGTGGAGGAGCTTGGCCTCGCCGATGAGCATCTCCGGGGTGACCGGCTGCCCGTTCACGGTGAAGCCCTGGACGTTCCTGACGTGGCCCTGGAACACCCCCAGGCTCTTGGAGATCATCTCCATGGCGTTCTGTGCCGCCTCGTCCTTGTCCTCGATGTTCTTCATGTGAGGCAAGATCAGGCGGAACAGAGGGACGGTGAGCGGGAGCAGTTCCATCGTCACCGTCTGCCCCTTGAACGTGGTCTCGTATGGCTGCCAGCCGATCAGTATATCCATGCGCAGGTTCCTCCTTAATAGCTTGTCTTGGTATTCACCAGGGTGAACGTCACCATGGTGCCGCTGCCTTCGTTGTAGTCCGCCTCCGCCTTCCAGCTCACCTCCACCAGGCCGGGTCCCCCGATGTTGTCCGGGTACTCGGTATAGATCATGGAGGGGATGTCCACGGTGAACACGGCGTTCACGCCAGAGTTGACCGCCTGGCCTGTCACGGTTGCGACCAGCCTCTGGGCCGTCCCTGCCCGGTATGCGTCCAGCTGCGTGTCGGCTTCGAGAATCATGGTGCCGGAGATCTCCAGCTTGCGGACCCCATTTCTCAGGATACGGGCCGGGACCAGGCTGCCGTCCAGGGTGCCCTTGGCCTCCAGGGCATTGTCCCCCTTGATGGTGAGCTGCGAGATCCCGCTCACGGCGTTCCCGCCGAGCGATACTGATACCTGGTTCCAGGTGAACTCGCTGCCGGGGTAGTAGCTGGCCGTGGTCTTGACCGCCTTCTGTGCGTTGCCGCCGATCATGCTCCAGGTGGCCTTGAGCAGCTTCCCATGGGCATAGTCCAGGGTGAAGCCGTTGATGCACTGGTCATAATAGAGCATCCCGGACCCGTTGTCCCGGTAGACCTCCATGGTCAAGGGAGGCAGGGCCGCCTTGGTGTCCCAGTCCGTGGTCCTGGGGTTGAAGGTGTGGGTGTAGTGCGATGTGGTGAGAGCCCCCGATGCAATACCGCACCACCCCTTGAGGAGGTAGCCGATCAGGATGGGGTGGATCTCGGTCACCAGGTCCCCACCGAACTCCTTGAACCCGGCGAACCTGGGGCCTGATTCATAACGTGACCGCATGCCCTCGGCCACGATCCTTGGTATCTTCTCCTGCATGGATTCGGACACGAACGGCGTGTAGACATTCGCCGAAGATACCGTCCCGTATGAGTTCTGAAACTGGAACCCTACATGCCCGCGCTGTCCTACTGCCATGGTCGTTCTCCTTTATCGTTGTATGTCTCAGCCCCGAGCCTGCGCCCTGGCCGTAATCACCGCCGCGTAGTGGTATGCTTCCACGTCCGTGTTCACATCATAGCTGACCTGGAACCCGGTCAGGTGTGATACCGTTCCATCCAGATCCGGATGGTCGTTAAGGATGCCAAGGATCTCTTCCACTGCATCTTCGATATGGTCCTCGGCCTCTGCAGGATCATCATACCGGGCATACTGCACCTCCACGATGACCTCCAGGTCGCAGAGGTATTTTGCCGTGCCGGTCGAGTATGCCTCATAATCCTTCTTTCCCTTGCGGATGCCTATCCAGCCGTTCCCCTGGGCCGCCGTGTTCGGGTCATCGTTCCTGGCGCCGTTGCGCTCGATGGTGTACCCCGCCGTATGCTCCCGGAGCATCTCCTCGACCGCCCTGGTGATGGTGCTCATGTTGATCATGGTTTGAGCGCCCTCCGGATGTGCTCATCAAAGAGCTTCTCGATGGAAGGCCAGATCTCTTCCATGGTGGGAAGGATTCTCCTCTGGGGCATCTTGCTGGTCCCGGTCTCGTGAAAGATGCCGTACTCCACAGCGGAGACAACGGCCACATGGTTCTTGCTCCAGGTGTGTTTCCACTTCATGCGGAGCGTCCCGGTGTCCTGAAGGATGCGGATGGCCCCGGTCTTGTTCCTCCGCCTCATGCGGCTTTCGATGGTCGAGTCGGCCAGAGGCGCCCACCCCCCGACCTTGCCGCCCTCTTCCCTGAAGTTCCTCTGTATCCACCCATCGATGACCGCAGCGGACCTCTTGAAGGACAGCTCGGCGCTGCCCATCCTGGATTTGGCCCTGGCGAGCGTGGCCTGGGCCTCTTTCACTCCGATGACGGTGATGGCGTTGCCGTAGTCCATTATTCCCTCTCGTCCTCCAGTGCCTCCAGGTAGCTGGAAGAGATCATCGTATGGGCGGCCTCGGCGTCCAGCATGGAATGAACCGGGTGGTAGTCCTTGGTGGTGCTCCAGATGTCGGACCCGCCGCCGGTGGCGTAGATGGTCGTGCCGCTCGCCGTGGTGATGTATTCCTTGCCGTCCCTGATGTCCTTGATCCGGCCCATGACCATGTCCATGACGGCCTTCGCCCCCCTCGGGTCCCGCGTGATCATCCCCCTGGCATAGGCCAGGTCGATGGTCAGGTCCGCGATGGTGGGATGAGCCCCATCGAAGGGCACGGTGAAGTGACCGGCCAGTATGCCGTTGATCTGGTTCTCGGCATAGCCGATCATGCCGGAGTTGACCTCGGAAGGGGTGGCGGCCCACTTCGAGGCCGCCGGGTATCTCAGTATCAGGTCATCGTATGTTGCGTATGCCATCTCAGAAGTACCTCTCCTCCATGTGCTCGGTATGTGTGTCCATCATGAGCCATGTAAGATCCTGGATGTCCTTCTTGTTCTGGAACAGGCCCTCGATGGGCCGGGCCGGTAGCTGCGCACCGCCGTTGAGCTTACTGAAGGCCATGTCCACACAGTATTTGATCCCCTGCCCACGGGTCACAAGGTCCACGGCATGGGAGTAATAGATCAGGCCGTCAATGGCCATGCGGAGGTGCTTCGCCTGGATCAGCTCCCGCCACATGTCGATGGCCACCTGTGCGTTCTGCATCATCTCCGGGGTGATCGCCCTTCCCCCGGTCTGCTCGAACAGGTACCGGTTATAGTGGGACAGGTCACGCATCCAGAGGAACTTGCCCAGGAGCCGCTCCGGGTACTTCTCCCGGTCCTTCTGCATCAACGGCCAGTTGCGTGAGAACCGTCCCCGCCGGATCAGCTCGGTGCTGTATCCCGTGTGCATGATGGCGGCGTCCTCGATGACCATGATCTTGCCCAGGCCCTTGTTCATCTCCTGCTCGGGGTGCTCGTGGACGAAGCCGAAGAACCGGATGCCCCTGTGATTCCGGAACAGCCGGACTGGGAGATCGGTCTGGAACAGGGCGGGCGGCTCGACCGCATAGTGATGCTGCTTGATGGCATACCCGTTGTAGCAGTTCGCCTTCATGTACTTGCCCAGGTTCAGGGCGTTCTCGAAGGTCTCGTCCGCATCGAACCACAGGATCCAGTCCATGCTCGCCTGCTCGATGGTGCGGTTCCTGGCCTCATCGAATCCCTGCTCCAGGGGGCTCTTGATCGTGAAGCACTTCGCCCCGAACGCCTCGCACACCTCACGGGTCCGGTCCGTGGTCTTCTCATCGATGCCGACAATGATCTCGTCCGCAACGTCCTGGATGGACTTCAGAGCACGGCCTATGGAGTATTCCTCGTTGTATGCGATCATGCAGACCGAGAGGGTCTCATAGGGTGCCTGCTGCGCGAGCTTGCGCT